CTACCTCTGCTTCCACTGCCATTGTTCCGGCATCTATAAATTTAAGTAATCCAACACGATCTAAATAACTTAAAACAGTTTTAGTGATTGTAACACTAGTTAATACTTCTCCTGTATTAACCGAAACAGTTCTTAAACTGATAGTTACTGTATCACTTTGGTATTGTGTATCTGCTCCAATACCAAAGAATCTTACACCTGCTCCACCTGTTATTGTATTAGAATCATATCCTACGATTGACCCTTCTACTATAATACCAGCAAATGTCATAGCAGGCAATGATATTGCATCTTTACCTTGAAATTGTTCACGCATTTGACGAATCATTTGACGTTCTTTAATCAAATTCTCTAATCCAACACGTTCTACAACTTTAAACCACACACCATTACCAGCATCTTGTAATGCTTTAATCAAGTATCCTTCACCACCTTGAGTAACAGCAGAACTTAAACTGGCAATTCCAGTTATTGATTTACGTTGACCAGTTTTATCCATAAAACCATATACTGCAACAGGAACAGGTCCACCAACTGGCGGTTTTAATTGATTTTCTTCTTTTTTAAGGTATGTGCTAATACTTTCATTTACCGGATCATCAAACTGTTCACCAGTTAATAACTTATGTATAGAACTACCTGTTGCACATCCTTGTAATAATGTTATTGCACATAATATAATAATCTTTTTCATAGCTAAAAATAAAATGTCCCCGCTGGTACTGAAATTTGTGTGGTTTGACTAGGATTTGAGTTGTTGGTAATATTAATTAAAATCATACCATTATTTGAACCACTTCCTAATCCCCAGGTTACCGTATTCCCACCAAGATCTGGAATTGTTCCACAGACTGTACCTGGTGTAGTACATGTTGGATTTCCAGTCCCACCAAAAATACTATTTGTTAGTTGTTGAGCCAGTTGTGAATAAATTCTAGATTGTAAATTTGCTATAAATTGTGCCTGTGGTGTATTTGCAGCTGCAGCCTCAGCTTGTTGTTTTATGGCAGCAGCAGCTGCTTGATTCTGTGATGTCGCTTGGTTTTCTAACTGCTGAATAGTTAATATATGTGAACTATAGCCAGCACCACTGAATGATGGACTATTAAATCCAAATTGTATTTCGGCAGCAAAAGATGGCATAGCTGCTAAAAATAATATAAAACCTACTATTTTACTCATGTTTGTTGCTCCTAATATTATATTTAAGCGATAACAAATATGAGTAAAACTAGTAGTTAACTAGATGGGAATAGACAGTTATTAATATATTCTACTGCTTCTTCTTCTGACAATCCTAACATCATCAATACTTTAGGATTGTGTGGGTTAAGACGTTGATTTTCAACATAATATTTATGTTTATTTGAAATATCATCGCTTGTGTTGTTTGTATCAGATAACGATGCTAGATATACGTCTAATGTATCTGCTATCATATCAGATATTTGCGTTAGCTCTTCATCTGATTGTACGTTACCAGCAGCAATAATATCATTTGAAAATATACGTTGTGCCCATTCTGGTAATTCACGTTTCTTATTCCAAGATAACTTTGCAGATTCATTTGCAAACCATTCTGATAACGGATGATTATCTGATACTGGACTAAAATCATGAAAACAACCTGTGATTTTATTCTTACCAGCAAATACATCAAACCCAAATATTGGAGCAGGATTATGAAAATGTGGATAAATGCAACAATGCATCATCCACAACCCACGAGTATCTATTGCATCAATAATATTGACATGTGCTTTTCTATATAAATCAGATTCCCAGGTTAGATTACTCCAACCTGGCTTGTTAAACTGAACAGCTTCTGGTATATGAATTTCTTCACCTGAATGATCAAATTTATATTTAAATAGCTGACTTATATCAATAAGCGACATTTGAATGTTATTCATCAATAGGTAGCCATGCCCACGATTTTATTATATTCTTAATACTAGGTCTTCGCCTAAATAACCATATTTTACGATGTGGTCTTGTTTTTACAATAAAATCATATGGATCCATCTGCGTAACTACTTTAGAAAATGGTGATTCTATTCTAATATACCATCCATCATTTTGTGTGCCAATTACGTCTGATGAATACACGTGCTTGCTATACGGTTGATATTTGACTTTTATAGATTTACCAAATGATAATAGAACATTTGAAACATATGGTTCACCTTGAATATTTGTTTTTATCTTAATTAGTTTCATCCAATGCCTTCATGATTTTTATAGCCCATTCAAATGCTACTCTAGCTTCATCTCCTAAATCATCAGTTAATTCTGCTCTAATAGCATTTCGTAGACCTTCAACATCTTCAAATTGATAGAACTTACCAGAACCTGGAACAGTCTTAGCGATATATTGCCCACCATTCAATGTCCCTAGGTGATGAACATATAAATGAGCTTTTATTAAATGCTTACGTTCTAAATCGTTGATTAAATCTTGCAGATATCTAATATATTCCAATGTTTCTTGTGTCCACGTGTAATGAATCTCTTTATCAGCTAATTCAAGAAAATCTTGATAGATATATTTTGTTCTATCAATACCAGATAATTTAGAAAAAAATCCCTGAACTTGCGCTCCAAATTCAATAGTGGAATATATTGGGATCATTTGCCACAAATAGTTTATATATAATTCTCTTGGTAATTTTCCTGAAATGATTAATTTCATAAAATCAGTTTGTTCAGCTTGTGTATGTAAATCTTTAGTGATTTCGCGTAATGACATATATTGTTCCTTTAATAAACGTATATTATAACACTATGATAATATAATGTCAAGAAAAATATAAATAAAGATGTAGTTCACGGAATTGGCGTTCCCAACTACACTAACGTCTATGGAGGACAATCAGCATGAGTATTTATACAGAAATACAACCAACATATCTTTATATAAAAAAGCATTCAATTACTGGTCTAAAATATTTTGGAAAAACTAGTAAAAAAGACCCATACAAGTATCTAGGATCTGGAAAATATTGGAAAAAACATATCAAAAAACATGGAAAACAATTTGTAGAAACATTATGGGTTTCAGAATTATATTATGACACTTCAATTATTGACCATGCTTTGCATTTTTCAAATGAAAATAATATAGTATTGTCAGATGATTGGGCCAACTTGGTAATGGAAAATGGTATAGATGGAGGGGTATCTGGGGTATCTGGGACATCACCATCGGTAGAAACTAGATCTAAGTTATCAATCGCTAATAAAGGTCATACAGTGACTCAGGAAACACGCACTAAAATATCATCAGCGCATAAAGGCAACCCGAAATCAAAAGAAACTAGATAAAAAATATCAGTTGCAAAAAAAGGCACAATATGTTCTTATGAAACTAAACTAAAATTATCTATTGCTAATAAAGGAAAGATAAAAATCTGATGAAACTAAAGCAAAATTGTCTATAGCAAATACAGGAAAAAAAGCATCAGCGGATACTTTAATAAAAATGTCTATCGCCGGTAAAAATATTTCTGACGAAACACGTAGGAAAATGTCTGATTCTAAAAAGGGTAGTATATTATCAGTTGAAGTTAAATCAAAAATTTCAGCTGCACACAAAGGACGAATTTTTAAAACAGCAGAATGTCCACATTGTAATAAGTCTGGAAGAATTAATAATATGACCAGATATCATTTCAATAATTGTAAATTAAAATATCAATAAAACAACTGTATGCATTAAATGCATACAGTATTATGATTATTTATTATTATTCAGATTGTTCAATTTTGATCTGTAATGGAAAACCATTTTCTCTTGCAAGTTTTGTCGCTTCTACTGCTTTAATTTCTGCAATTTCAAAATCATAAAATCCAGCAATACCAGATCCAGATTCGTGGACTTGTAATGTAACATTTGTTGCGGAATCCATTGAATGTTTAAATATTTCAATAAGCATAGCAATTACAAAATCAATTGGTGTATGATCATCATTGATTATGATAACTTTCCATCGTTTTGGTTCTGACACTTTAATACTTACTTTTTCTTCGGTGATAACATCTGTTGACATATTGTTTTCCTTTAATGTGGGGGAGTTTCCTCCCCCTGGTGATAAAATTATTTAATTTCTATTTGACGAGGTTTATGTGCCTCTGGCACTACGTATTCTACTGAAATTTTTAACATTCCGTCTTTAACTACTGCACCTCTAACTTCCATAAATTCTACTAATGGAAATTCGGTTACAAAATTTCTAGCAGCTAATCCACGATGAATAAATTCAGTACCTTCTGGTAATGATGTATCATGTTCTCCTCTAATAGTGATAATATTTTGGTCAACTTCGATAGAAATATCTTCTCTACTAAACCCAGCCACTGCTAGTTCAATAGCGTAATCTGTTTCAGTATATCTTATGATATTATGAGGTGGATAGTTTGATTGTGGTGAATTAGTTCTGGCATTTACCATTCTATCAAACCCTACTAGTGCTTTACTTAAATTAGCAAGTTCTGCTGCAGTTATTGTTCTTAATTGTGTCATTTTATTTTCTCCTTATATTAAGCAAGATGTTCATAATACCCAAATGGCATACTATGAACATATTATATCACATTTTTCTTAAATGTCAAACTTCAGTGAATTCAGCATCCAACGGTTCGTCAGAATTAGCTTCTGATGATGTTTGTTTAGCTTGTTCAGCTTCTTGTTTTTTTGCAAATACTGGACTTGCTGCTTCATACAATTTTGTTACTGAATTGGTAATTGCCTCAACATCATCACCTTTGGTAGCTTCTTCAACTTTAGATAATGCTGATTCAAACGCTAGTTTTTCATCATCTGATAATTGGTCAGCAACTTCATCAAAGTCTTTTTCTAATGAATGTTTTTGAGCATCGGCATTATTACGAGCTTCAATTAGTTCTTTAGCTTTTTTATCAGCATCTGCATTTGCTTCGGCATCTTTTATCATTTGTTCAATTTCAGATTCACTTAATCCAGAATCAGATTTAATGGTAATATTATTTTTCTTACCAGTACCTTTATCTTGTGCTGATATATGCATAATACCATTAGCATCAATATCAAAGGTTACTTCAATTTGTGGAACGCCACGACGAGCTGGTTCAATACCTTCCAAATTAAATTCACCTAATTGTTTGTTATATTGATATAACTCACGTTCACCTTGCCCAACTTTAATATTTACTGCAGGTTGGTTGTCATCCGCAGTTGAGAATACTTGACTAGCTTTTGTAGGGATCGTAGTATTCTTTTGAATGATTTTGGTAAACACACCACCCATTGTTTCAATACCCAATGACAATGGTGTAACATCCAATAATAATACGTCAGTTTTATCACCTGACAATACTGCACCTTGGACCGCAGCACCAGCCGCAACTGCTTCATCTGGGTTAACATCTTTACGTGGTGCTTTGCCAAATAGTTTTTCAACTGCTTCTTGTACTTTGGGCATACGTGTTTGACCACCAACTAAAATAATTTCATCAATATCTGATAATTTTACTTTAGCGTCTTTAATAGCAATTTTACATGGGGCAATACTTCTTTCAATTAAATCTTCTACTAATGCTTCAAATTTAGCACGAGTTAATTTAACATTCAAATGTTTTGGACCACTTGCATCTGCTGTTAGGTATGGTAGATTAACGTCTGTTTGTTCAGCTGATGATAATTCAATTTTAGCTTTTTCAGCTGCTTCTTTTAAACGTTGCAATGCTAATGTATCATTTTTAAGATCAACACCACTATCTTTCTTAAATTCAGTTACTAAGAAATCCATGATACGTTGATCGAAATCTTCACCACCTAAGAATGTATCACCATTAGTTGATAATACTTCAATTTGTTTCTCACCATCTATGTTTGAGATTTCAATGATAGAGATATCAAATGTACCACCACCTAAGTCATAAACAGCAACTTTGCTATCTATATTATCTTTTTTATCAACACCAAATGCTAATGCAGCAGCAGTAGGTTCATTGATGATACGCAATACTTCTAGCCCAGCAATACGGCCAGCATCTTTAGTTGCTTGTCTTTGTGAATCATTGAAATATGCAGGAACTGTGATAACAGCTTGTGATACAGAATATCCTAAATAATCTTCTGCAGTTTTCTTCATTTTACGAAGAACTTCGGCTGATATTTGTGGTGGGGCTAATTTCTCACCATTTGCTTCGACCCAAGCATCTCCATTATCTGCTTCCAGAATAGTGTATGGCATTAAGTCTATGTCTTTTTGAACTGCGTCTTCAGCAAATTTACGACCAATCAAACGCTTTGCAGCATAGATTGTATTTTTTGGATTAGTTACTGATTGACGTTTTGCTGCAGCACCAACTAAAACTTCATTGTCAGTGTATGCTATGATAGAAGGCGTTGTTCTTGTACCTTCTGAATTTTCGATTACTTTTGCTGAACCATTTTCTAAAATAGCTACGCAAGAATTTGTAGTACCTAAATCGATACCGATGACTGTATTTTTACTCATAATATTTTCTCCTTTTATTAAGCGAGGTGTTATTGGCATTATGCCATATATTAAACCCAATTGGCATTTAATATATTTTATTTATCATTTTGTTTAAAAATATTGGACCATTTTTGCAATTTTACTATTTTAGCAGCAGCAGCTTCATCAACTTTATCTTTATTGATAACGCCATTCTGTTCTAACAGAGTAATTAATGCTTTAAGGTCTCCAATTTCTTCTTCTAGGTGTTCACGATTAGTTTCACCTTTCCAAGAAGTATCAATGCCAAATCTAAAAATTTTTGAAATTGCCAAAATTATTTCAGCTGCTTCTTCAGCTGCTATTTGCAATAGTTCGGTTTCTATATTCATTTTATTTAATCCAATGTTTTATTAGATGAATATTATACTATAGATTACTATATCTGTCAAGAAAAATATAAATAAAGATGTAGTTCGCGGAATGGGGATTCCCAACTACTTTAATACTGAAAAGGAGTATCAACATGAGTATTTATGATAATACTATAACACCAACATTTTTATATATAAAACAACATTCGGTTACCGGCTTAAAATATTTTGGCAAAACAACTAGAAATCCTATTAAATATATGGGTTCTGGGAAATATTGGAAAACACATATTGTCAAACATGGAATAGAATTTGTAGAAACGGTATGGGTTTCCGAACCATATACGGATAAAAATCAAATTAAAGAAATTGCATTAAAATTTTCAATAGAAAACAATATAGTAGAATCTAACGAATGGGCTAATTTAATACCAGAAAATGGGCTAGATGGTGGAAATTCAACGGGTAGAAAACATTCTGATGAAACAATTGAAAAAATAAAATTTGCAAAGTCATCCAAGACGCACGTAGAAAAAATGTCAATTAAAGAAAAGATAGCCGCCGCAAGAAATTCTAAATCTATCACAGAAAAACTTGATATTGAACATAGAAGAATGACTACTTTGCTATCTAAAACACTGGAAGAAAAAAAGGCAATTAAAGAAAAGACAGCTACTACTAAAAAATCAAAAACATTAGAAGAAAAATTAGTAATAAAAGAAAAATTTAAACAGTCAATACTGAACCGAACTCCTGAACAACGCCTTCAATCTAAACTAAAACAAGCCAATTCTGTCAAAGAACAAACTCCTGAGCAAAGAATAGCCATTAAAGAAAAAACATGTAAAACATACATAGTGACATCACCGGATGGTAAAGCAACCACTATTTTAGGATTATCACCATTTTGCCGAGAAAACAACTTAAATGTTGGAAATATGCACGCGGTCATACGAGGAACACGTGCACATCATAAAGGTTGGACTTGCACAAAAGTTAACTGATAATTTCTGAGCATTCTTCTATAGTAATACTCAATATCTCGTGTATTTGTGGATCCATTTAAATCTCCAATGTAAGTTTGTATTATAACATAGGAGATTTAAATTGTCAATCAGTTATTCACCAAATAATTCTGCTTGTGCTCTTAACATTTCATCTCGTAATGAATTTAATCCAAATTCATAATTATATGTTAATGCATCTGCACATACAATATTTGTTTCTACGATATGTCTTAGATGTTCTTGACCACATAATAGTCTATCCCTGCATATTGCCACATTATCAGGCATTAATTCAACTCCATAAATACCTGATAATGCTGTTTCAAAATCAATACCGTTTTCAAGTTTGCGAATCAACACTTCTGCTAAGAATTGACCATCACCACATGAATTATCAATAAAGTTTTTTGAAGGATCTTTAAACAACTCAGGAGATAATGTATCTAACATCTCTTGTACTAGATCAGTAGGTGTAAATACTTCAGCTGTTTGTTTAATTCGTTTCTTATCTCTAGAAACACTACTCATAAATGCATGTTTTCGTAAATGTGTTGTTGCATCTACTACACTTATGATATCGGCCATTACACAGCTCCTTCAATAAACTCTTTTACTTCATTATTTGTCCAAGATTTTGAGATATCAAATGGAGGCAAATATTTTAATGCATATGCAAATCCATAACCATCAAGTTCTTTCCACTTTCTTGTATGTTCTAAGAAGTACTCAGAAAAAATGAATGATTTGATATTATTAACTTCAGTTTCATTATTTACTTTTATACACATATACCCGACATCAAAATCAAGATCTGAAACAATTGATGCTTCTTCAGTAATCATTTTTGTCATTGCAATAGAAAACTTTAATTCCCCAAAAAAGTATGGGGTATTTTTTGTATAGTACGTTAATAATGGCACACCTTTATTCAATTTATATAATGCATTTGTATGTACGGCATCTTTAACTTTAACAGACGACTTCCCAAAGTTATTTTGACAAAACATACGTTTTGATGGTTTGTCTGTTAATTCTTTTAATTTATAATATAATGTTACAAAATCTTTATCAACTTTGCTATATTTTACTATAGCGTTGTTTTGTGGTTGATAATCTATAACATCATCGTACATAACTTTAACATCACCAGTATATGTTCTATCAATAGTCCATGAACATATTCCAACACCAACATTAAAATATTTATTGACGTTATAATTTACTAATTTAAGACCATGTTCTCCAATTATTGAATATCTTGAAGAATTCTTAAGTAGTGATTCTGGTGTTACTAATGTTATTGACCCATCAGGACTTAATATTTCTAAAAGTTTCTTACAAATAAACGTATAGATCTTATTTTGACCACCATCTTTAGTACCGTCTTGGTATGGTGGGTTTCCTATTGCCACGTGAAATTCTTTACCTTGCATTTTGAAATCCTTTTCAATATTGCATAGATCTTTATAGTCTACGACTTCAAACCCAAGTGATTTCAAATATTGTTTGTGATAGTCAAATATTTCTACACAAATAATTTTTGAATCTGGGTATTGCTCTCTTAAAGCTAATGGAATACTACCATTAAGTGCATTAATAACAAGAATAATACTTTTGTCTTTTGCACCTGAGATATTACTAACTAATTCATCAGCTAACGCAAAATCCGTATATACTAATCCTTTTCTTTGTTTGAATTCTGAATTATCAAACAACAGTGGGTATATTTGTCTTTCTGTTAATGATGAATATGCATTCTTTTTTTCTTTGAAATCTTTATTAAGCATTTTTTTAAATTCTCGTGAATTTTTTGCAGCTTTTAAGATTGCATCGATTACTTCCTTGCCATATATTGCAATAAGATCTTCATTTTTGAAGACTTTACGATAATCATAGCATTTTGTATAATAACATACTACTCTTGAATCTCCTATTAAAGACTGTATTGTATCTTTAATATTTAACTCTAAGTTTGCTACTTCTTTAGGAGTTGGGATATTCCCATTTATTCTTGTAATAATTTTAGATTTGGATCCGTTTGAATCACTAACCTCATGTGTACATTTTTTATTACCAGAATTAACCAACTCTAACTTAGCAAACTCATTGATATCAAATGATGATACTACTTTTTTCAATTGTACATCTGGTAGTTTGCCATTTTTAACTTGCTTTTCACACCATTCTTGAGTATATTCTAAAATCTGAATTGAATTAACATCTCGTCTTGACCCATCTACATCAAAGTCGGTAAATGAAATCATATCTAAGAATGATAAAATTTGTTCACCATTTGACCCATCCGCTTTAGCAAGTCTTCCAATCATTATTTGTAGGTTATACCCAGGTGTTAATGAATACACTTTAACTCTATCTTTACCTTTGTAAATACGAATTAATCTACCTAGTAACTGCTCAAAACCACAAAGGCTTTCGATTTTGTCAAACATTACTAAATGCCCTAGTGATGGGATATCAGTACCAGTTGTAAATTTTCTACAAGTTAATATTATAACATTCTTACCAATATTATCATCTAACAATCCCTGAATAAAATCTCCAGTTGTTATGTATTTTGGACATTGATCACTAATTTCATAACTAGAAATAAATACTGTATGAGTTTGATATGAATTAAGAGTTTTTGCCAATAATGGAATATAATAATCTGCTGAAATTTCACCAGCGCCAATTGGTAATACCCACATTCCATTTCTTTTAGCTACGTCACTTAATGAAGTATCATTGGTAATACTCATTGAATTTTTAAATTTAGATTGGTTGGTATTATAACACAATTCAACAATTCGGTGTAGTTCAAGAGAATGTACAAAATTACCCTCTTGCATTGCAAATAACTTTTGTGGAGAAAATCCTTCTTCAATTGAATATATATCTTTTAATACTGGTGATACGTTGCAGAATGGGGTGTTAAAAGTTTCCATTTTTATAGATGGAATCTTAGTATAATGGGTATTTCTAACAGCCCATGGAAGCCCACGTAGTATACATTGATCTGGATCGTATTGATCCATAATTTCATATGGAGTTGCGGTCAAATCTAATGTATAAGTTGCGTTAATGTTTTCAAATTTTGCAGAAGTGACGTCACCTTCGTATTGAAAATGTCTTTCGTCACAAATCCATAAATCTACATTTCCAGTAAGTTCTACATATTTTTCACGAATTTTGTTCTTTGCAGTGTTCATTTGGTCATAACGAATATCCTGAACACTAAGTACCACTATAATAATCTCTTTATTTGCAGCACGTCTATGAATTTCAGATATCGACGTCTTACTAAATTCTTTAGATTCCATAATTGTGATAATAACCTTTCGGTCACCGCCAAAATGATAAGAATTAACATTTGAAATCAATGTTTTCATCGTATCAACGATTGGTGTTGTAACTAAACATACTCCACCGTTTGTTAATAGATTAGCTGTGATTTCTAGTGAAGTAAGTGTTTTACCAAAACTTGGATATGCAGCCAACAAACAGCGGCCTGTACTTTTGAGAATATTAACTGCTTCAGTAATAACTGGAGCTTGATAGATTCTTGGTACTGATGGTTTATGGATATTGAATGATATTTCTAACTTGAAATACTGCTTTACAACATTTATTAGATCAGTCATATGACTTTCGTCATTATACCCAATCATAGATTCGCCATTTGTTCCGTCTATTTGATATCCTGGAAAAAGGGCATCAAAACCAATCTCTTGTTTTACATATAAATCATGAATAAATTTTCTGACTTCATCATCTACTTCAGTTGTTAAAACAACTGACTTATCATAGACGATAATGAGAGAAGCTACATAATCTTCGTGCAAATTAGATTGATGCTTTGTATATCTATCTTCAAATGCTTCTGATGGAGTAAACCCAGATAAGTCTTTACTATTTCGTTGACCTAGTTTACCATTTACTACATATAAAATACCATGGCTAGATGTTAATTTGCCAATATTATGATTATTTGAAAACCATACGATTTTCGCTTTTGATCCATCTATAGTGATCATGTGCCTTTCCTTGTGCCTAAATTTATAATTTCCCTATAAATTGGAAGTCATTTTCCAATTAAGTTTGTATTATATAATAAAATATAATGTTTGTCAACTAAAAAGGGGAATAAATCCCCTTTTATTAATGCTTTTTTGGTAATGCTTCTTTCTGCAGTTTTTTCTTTAATCTAGCTTTAGCCGAACCTTTAGCTCTTTTGCGTTCAGTTGTTGGCTTTGTATAGAATTCTTTTTCACGTAGATCATCAAGTTTTCCCGATTCTTCTACTTTCTTTTTAAATTTTCTTAGAGCTTGGTTTATATTATCATTCTCTTTTAAATAAACCCCAGTTCTAATTCTCTGATTCATCATCATCTTCGTCATTGTCCTCATCGTCAATATTTTGTTGTAGTTGTTCAGCTACCCAGTCTAAATTATAAATCCTATTTTTTGATATTAGATTATATGGAGTTAGTTCATCAGTTGTAATATAATGTACATTTGGTTGTGCTAACAGAAATGTAATAAATTGTTTAGTTATATCGTTGCAATTATCAACATCAATAATTACAACGTCAACCATAAATGATACACTAAGCAACCAATCAATATCATTTTCGTCATTTTCATAAATGAATACATTTAAATCATCTATGCTTTTACTCAAAATAGTTTGAAATTGCTGTTTAACATGAAGTGATGGGCATATCAAAAGATAGCTTACATTCAGATTAAAGATTTTATCTGGGGGTGATATTATTGTTATCTGTCCTAAATTCATATTTCCTCTTAGTAATTTATGTATAGTATTTATTAACTGATAATATCTAATGATACTTTTTGTAAACCATTGATACCAATTGATTTAGCAGCTGATTTTGATAAATCAATAATACGATGTTTAACATATGGACCACGATCATTTATAACAACTACAATAGATTGGTTATTATGTAAGTTAGTGACTTTAACTTTTGTTCCAAATGGTAATTTACGATGTGCTGCGGTATTTTTATATGGGCTGAAAACATCACCGTTTGCAGTCCTTGGTACTCTTCTGCCTTTTCTAACAGATTCATATCCATACCAACTAGCTATACCAATATTACTATATGCTGAGTTATGATTTACTACTGATTTTTTAGTAGTAAATTTTTTATGTTTATGTTCAATATGTGAAACTTTATGAACATGGTTCTTAGTTTTTGCTTCCGTATAAGAAGCCGATAGACTAGCAATAATTGCTAGAATTATAAGTGAATATTTCATTTTTTCTCCTTTCACTTGGTGCATTCTAGAGCAGCAATGCATTACATTAAGGGAGATAACAACCAAGGTTTTTTAAACCCTTTGTCACTGGCGTTTTCTCCATCAGTCATAACTTCTGTCACAAGTTATGCCTTTGGCGAGTATGGCTTCCCGACTTTCGGGTTTCTACATTGGCCAAGACTCGCAGGTTCAAATAAACTGCATTTGAACCAACTACTCTTAGTTTCTTTCGAAACGATCTGTTTATATCTCAATAAAAAGATATAGCACTAAGTATTTATTACTTAATGTTTGATATTATACTACTATATTATATATTTGTCAATGTTTAATTTACTGAACTGGTACTGCTTCTGCTGCTAATATTGCAGTAACCTCAGCTAATAAAGATGCATTATCCCAAGTAGCTGCTACTTCATCGTATGAAGTACCATTCCATACATTAATTCCTCTACGACTTGAACCACGAACAGTAGCCTCTCCATTTGGACGTGTATCAGTAACAAATGGCCCTAATTCAATTTCAACTCTTACAAATTTATTTGTAATTGATTCATGAATGTCTGTAATAATGAACTCGTTAGTAGCTCTACGTTCTGTTAAAACTATTTCACCTTCAAAGGTTTGTGCTGTTGTTAAATCTGTCATTTAATTCTCCTATAATTGTTTATTTATTTTATTATTAACTCTGTTAGTTAAAATATTGGTTGAAATCCAGTTTAATTCTTTTTTTATGGGTGGATCATATTTCCAAAAAGAAGCTTGTTCATAGTGTTTCCATAAATCCGGTGGTAGTATAGTATTACGTTCTATGTATTCTACTTTTTTACGAATATTATGTAACCCTATTATATTTGCTTGATCATCAAATTCATCATATGAATCTTCAACATTATTATAATCATGTTCAAACCATTGTTCACCTAGAAATTCATAAATTTGTTTCATAGTTGAATCTGGTGATTTTACTAATGTATCATATTCGACATAACAAATTTGGTTTCTTTCATTTGAATGCATCGATTGTTTAACATTATCTAATGGACTTACTACATATCCAGGATTATTATTAAAATTGCCCATTAACATATGGGTTCTTTCATAAACATTTGCTAATTGTTGATGATTATATAATGGTTTTACCGTAAATGGGTTTTTGTTATTTAATTGTTCAAATGAATCAAGAATCCATGGGATATCACGAACACATACTATCATCTTAAATTTTGGATATATTTCAGATAATAATGCAGTATTACTAGTCCATACTCTATTAGTATTGAAACATACTTCTGAAGAATCACTATAGAAACTATCAAATATTCCTCTAATAATCTCCTTACGTTTTTCAATAGAAACAGTTGAACCCATTCCTGCACCGATATGTGTATCTCTAATGATACCATCACAGTACAATGCAATTGGATCACTAATCCCTGCCGTAAAACGGGGATTTTGTTTCAATAAAGAACTTAACAATGTTGAACCAGACCTTGGAAGACCTGATATAAAATGATAAGTTCTATTCATTATGGTTTAGATACTAACAAGTTTAGATCTGCAAGATACAAATATTTTATATCACTGTTTACTAATGTTACAAATGCATCAAACACTGAGTCAACTAATGGCTGTCCTGCAAGATTAAAACTAGTATTAAATAATACTGGAACACCAGTTAATTCATTAAATGCTGAAATTAATTCATAATATTTGCTATTATTTTCGGGTGATACTGTTTGAACTCGACAAGTATTATCAACATGAGTTACTGCTGGTATAATATCTACCTTTTCTGGTAGTACATCAACGGCATACATCATAAATGGTGATTCAAGCAACCCAGCCATATCAAACCATTCTGATGCGTGTTCAACTAACACCGACCCAGCAAATGGTCTAAACCATTCACGATGTTTAACTTCATTTACGATATCTTTACCATCAGGTCTTCTTGGATCAAATAATATACTTCTATTACCTAATGCACGTGGTCCACCTTCAGCTTGTCCTTGAAATAATGCTACAATATTACCTTCTTCAATTAATTCAGCAATATCTTTTACTGATACATCACTAAACTGTAAATCTGGAACTAATGGTTTAATATTTTCTAATTGATTGTAATCAGGTGCTAAACTTAAATAAACAGATTTTAATGGTCTGATTTCATTATCATGTTCGTGTTCATACCAAGCATACTTTGCCAATCCTATTGCAGTTCCACCATCGTGTGCAATTGGGTCAACATAGATATTAAGTTCTGGAAATCTTTTAACTATCTTATAATTAGCCACACAGTTTAATCCAAACCCACCTGAAATTACAATATTTGTTTCACCAGTTATATCAACTGCTTTTTGAATCAAATTAAATATTTGTTCTTCGGTATCTTTTTGAACTTTATATGCTAGATTTTTAGCTTGGTCTGTTACCAACGAAAAGTCATTGTGCCATTCTTTAGGAACAATAAATCTTTTTAGATATGGGTTTGAATTTTCATCAATATAGGCACCAGCTGGATAATTTGCAATTAATAAATTCTTATTACCTTTTCCATTAATGAAAAAATCTGGAATGTTCTCATCATCACATCCATATGGAGCTAATCCCATAGTTTTACCAGCTTCTATAAAACCAAATCCTAAGTAATCGGAAACAGCTTCATAAGATTTAGTAATAGTTACAGAGCCATCAAATTCTTGTATACCATTATCATAATACATTCCGTTATGTAATCCATTTGAATACCGTTTATATACAGCATTAAATTCATTTGGATATGAACAATGGTAAATTGTTTCAGTTTCATAACCAGAAACTTCCGCACCATTTTCATTAACTTGTTCTCTATGAATAGACCCAGCACCATCTACTACAATCGCAGCAGCAGTTTCAAATCCTGAATTATAAAATGCACCAGATGCATGACCTAAGTGATGTAAGTGACCCATTTTAGTAACTTTGATATTTGGATTGAATTTTCTTGCAAGTGCCGTATATGGATCTTCATTGGTCCACAATACTTGCGCGAAATCTGTCATAGTACCACCAATTACTAATTCATCAACTTGATGTGATTGAAGTATTGGTAACATTGCTCTAAAAGGGTTCCCATCATATTTTAATCTACTAATACGTTCTTCTTCTGAATAATAAACTAGTTCACCATCTATTACTAACGCTGCAGATCCATTATGCCCTGGGTTGATTGCTAAAATCGTATATGCCATTATTTCACCTTTTTTTCTATATCAGTAACTATTGCTGTATATACATCATTTAATTCTTTATCTGAGAATGTCATTGATGCTTCATTTAATCTATTAGCTAATGTAGAATCTAATCCTGTAATTCTAATAGGACTATATTTCTTATTAGTTGTTTTATCCAAAATTTGGAAGTAATCTGGGTATGACGTATTAATTGGAAATGTTGATCCAAATATTACTGTACCTGGTGTTCCAACAGCTCTCGCCATATGTTGTCCAACAGAATCTACACCAACAAAATAATCTGCTTCTTCAATTAGTGCACCCCACTGCCTTAAATCACAAGTATACTTTGCAGTATATGTATCAGCTTTTAATTGAAATTCAGGTTCACCAAAGAATACCAAATTATACTTCATTGATAGTTTTTTTACAAGAGTTAAATAATCTTTAGAACTCAAACTACGAGATTCTTCATCCATAACTTCTTCTTTTTCTACTTTTGCACCACGTCCAAATGGTTGAAATATAATAGTTTTTTGTCTCTTTTGTATACCTCTTAGATCACTAATTGTATTTTTTGCAACAAGACGTTCTTGTTTATTAAACACCATGGATGGTGGTGACAAATCACTATGATCTAATGTATTGTTAATTTCTCTATCAAATGCTTGAACTAATGAGATTTCTTGTCTAAAGTATGCAGGTACTCTGTATGGTTCTGGTGTAACAATTTGATCTGAATTCTTAACGACATTATCAAATACACCTTTTGTATCCAAATTATAGGATCTATCTTGTAACTCTGGAATACCCCAAAGTAAAAAATCCCATGCACCGACTAATACTGCCCAATCAGTGTTTGGATTTAATCTATCATATTTTAATAATGCTGGTATCGCTGCGATAACACGTCCTGCACCACCATCTAAAAAAAATATTTTTTTCATTATGTTTTCCTTTCAAATAAAATATCAGTTTGTATCAAGTTTCCTTGTACATCGTATGACATATCATATATGTCTTTTGCTTTATAGTTTAATGTATCTAATTTATTCATCACCTCTAAAAAAAGTGGTGACCCTTCATTATAATTAATCCAAGAACATTCTATTAAAATAAATCTTGGTTGTTTTGTTTCTAAGAACCTTATAGCACCAGCAAGGATTAGTAACTCTGACCCTTGTGTATCAAGTTTTATTAGTCCATTATTTTTCCAATTACCATAAAAATTATGAGTTTCATTTAATGTATCTAATGTAACCATTTGTTTTTTAATAATTACAGTTGATAACTCTGAATAATGGTGTGTCAATTCTTTAAATATGGAACTTCCAGTTGTTATTTTATTTTCATTTAATGTATAATAATCGACTTCTTTTCCATCTATATCACCTAGTAAACTTATAATAGCATTTGGTTGTAAAAAACCTAATTGCCTTTCATCTGCTTCAAATTGATTTACTATTGCAGTAGACCATACTGATTTTATTGTATCAGTAAAGTCTCCTCGATATGCACCTATATCTAATACATATTGTATATGAATACCCTGTGATTTTAATTGTGTAAACTTATTTCTAAATGCTTCTATTATCATTTATTCCAAAAATCCAGTTTCATGTTCGTATATAAATTTGTTAACTCATGCCCTATTATCAATTCTGGAGATGGACTAGTTCGTTTCATAATACTTCTTACCTCGTGTAATCCTTTCATTCCACCGTGATAGTCATCATTTTCTTTCATCGGTTGTAGATTATCCAACTCTATATTAATAGTATCAGCGTTTATAAAATCGCAAATTTTATTCATAGTTTCTTGACTATTGTTTACTATATCATCATACTCTACTATAAGTAAATCAACATCAGGGGAATTAAACCCTATTCTTGCACTATTGTATGGACCATTAATATATTTCTCCCATAAAAGTTTACATCTATTTTTATTGTTTATAGGAAGGTTATTATCGATTAAATCCTGATCAACAAATGTTATTTTGTCAGAATTTTTATTGATTAGAATAATGTACGATGCTAAAATTTCGGGAATGCTTCTAACGGTGCATATTACTTTTGGTTTACTCCCTAATACTTCTGTCATTAACTTACCATGTCTTGGCCACAATCTATTTTTATCAATGATTATTGATTTATCAATATGTTCATATGCACCATAACATATTCCTTTGACCATATTTGGATATTGTTTTATATCAGGTTTTATTAAAGCTGCTGAAATATTTGGCCAATTTTGATTTAATATTTCTATTAAGTCAATAACTGGTGAAGTAGTTGATGCATGAATATCTGGGTGTTGGTTTATCATAGAACATAATACCGATGACCCAGATCTGGGTAAGCCGGATAACATAATAAATTGTTTCATAATTGTTTTTTAATAGGGGTATTAATTTTATCAATAATATTATTTTTATACCAAGACCTAAAATCACCAGTAAACTTTTTTGGACCAGAATGATTGCAAGTTATTGCTGTATCTAACCAAACTTTAAACCCACCTTCTTTTAACTTATCAAACATATGAATGTCTTCACTGTGTAATAATTGGTTCTTAATAACTACATCAAATATCATTCTTCTTTCTTTGCCATCTTTTGGGTCAACATAATATTCACTTGAGTCCCATAAGTATTGCAGTGCATTCTTACTTAATTTTACAAAACCAGTACCAAGACCATCAACTTCTAACAATCCAGATTCTGAAACTATTGGTGTTATACTTAATTGTCTTACAACATATTCTTCTATTGAACTCTTTTTAGGATATGTTCCACCTACTACCTCTTCATTGTAGTTTAACAACGTGAACAACTGCTCTGGTTCCCATTCTATATCAGAGTCAATGAAAACTAAGTCATCGCATTCCATTTCAAGTGCTAACGCTACTGTATCATTTCTAGCACGTTGTAGTAATGCATCAAAACTTATCCAAATTGGAATTATTTCAATATCTAAATTTGATTTTGCGATTATTTTGAGTGTTTTGACTAAACTGTTTGTATACCACACATCTACTTGCCCAGAGTAACATGGTGTTCCAATCATTACTTTTCTTGTCATATTGTTTATAATTGTTTTTGTTTGAGTTTACTAATTAACGTTTGATAGGTATCAACAACGATTGATACATTTGGTCCTAAATAATTGTCCATAAAAATATCATAGTTGATATTACCATTCCATTCATATCTAATTTCTGCTTGAAGTGGGTTAAATTTTATTGAATTATTTACTAACGATGATAATAATTCTAATTTTGGAATTACTAGCATTTTATTATCAATGATGTCAAACATCCATCTATGGTGAATATATCCCAGCCAGTCGTTGCTTTCAACTTTACTTAACTCAGTTCTTAAACTTGGCATTGTTATAATGCCAGCTTTTGCTATTTTTGGTAAGAAATCTAATGCTAAGAATGGATTATACACATCTTCTAAGGTATGTGTACATATTGCATAATCATACATTCCATTTATTTCAACGTAATCTAATAATTTCTGCCATTCTTGAAATACACAAATATCAAGTTGCATACTATTTTCTGATGATTCTATATTTTTATCTACAATCATATCAGAAATATCTTTAGACCAGCCATTTACTGCACCACCGATATCTATAACTTTAAAAGTGGATGATTGTTTTGACTTTGAAACAATATCTATTATATATTGTCTCCCATCATTTACTGAACCGTATGTTATTTGCATATATTATTAAAAAAATTATTCCATTCGGTTGCACGATTGGTCCATGAATATTGATCATTAAACCACTTACTTTGTTTATTATAACACTCTGGTGAATAGTTGTCAATCTCTTTTTTTAATAATTCTGCATAACTGTGTACTAGATCTTGTCTATTATTGGTAAACTCAATATAAGATGCCCAATCACCGCACGTTTCTTTTAATGCACCGTAATCGGTTGTAACAATTTTACATCCTGCCGAACCAGCTTCAATTGCTGCTAGACAACTAGTTTCTTCAAAGATACTAGGATATGCTAAGATATGTGCTTGTTGAACTGCTTTATGAACTGCCTTGTTCATTGCATAACCTTTATAAACTACATTTTTCATAGTTTTACATCTATGAAATAATGGTTCAAATGCATTTCCTACATTAGCACTGTAATCTTTACCATAAATGATATTAGATGAATAAACATGAAGTTCTACCTCATTATTGTTTATTAGGTCAAATGCATCTAGTAAAATGTCTAATCCACGGAATGGCATTGAAGTATAGATTAATCTAATTTTATTGGTTGGTTTTTCTATGAATTCTATTTCTGGAATAGCATTTCTAATAACGTGATTATTGCAATGATCTATATTAAATTTTTCTTTAAATTGATTTAATTGCCAATTACTAACATATACAAAATGATCTATATTATTGACAAATTCTGGGTAATTCATACCTAGTGTAACGCCTTGATCGGTCATTACATGTTGCCATACTATATTAGTTTTATTTTGGTATATCAGCGATGGGTCACATCTACTAAGAATGATGTTTGTTTTGTCTGGGTTATATTCATCAACAAATTTTAAGAAGTTGTTGAATAGTATTTCTGTGCCGCCGTTTGGTTTCATAATAATATCCATATCTAGATATTTAGATGTACGCAGCGGCTCTAAAAATATTTAAAACATAAAAAACATTGTGCTTGGAATAATGGGAGCAACAGTAAAAATCCAATTGGTATTATTACTAACATTTGTTGAAGTAGTTCCTGCATACCAATGAAGTGTTGGTGAGGCTGTACTATCTTTAATACTTAAATAACCTAAATCATTGACTCCACCTGTTGTTGCCAACATCGCAGTAGTGTTTAATGCGGATTGATAGGGTATTGTGCCTAATGAACCACCACCCAAGTTAGTAGAAACTGAAGGTGTTGTAACCTGCCACTGAGTCTTTGCTAAATTGTAAGTGTATTGATTGCCAGCTAATGTTACTACCTGTCCATTGGTAGGTGATGATGGAAAATCTATCATTTGCTTGCTCCCATTAGGCTTCTTAATTCATCAATTTGAATCTGTTGTTCTTTAAATCCCTGTATCAATAATGGTATAAGTTTATCATAATATACTGTAAGATACTTATCATTAATAGGAGCAGGTACAACAATTTCAGGTAATACTTTCTGAACAGATTGTGCAGAAACTCCGACTTCTCTTTTAACTATATATCCTAATTCTTGGGCAGTTTCATTTGCCTCATAGTAGAATCCATCAAGTGACATAATCTTTTCTATTGCATTTTCAATAATTCCAAGTTTAGTTTTTAATCTATCATCAGAATAATATGCAGTAATGGTATTAGTTGCTCTTATTTCACCTGCCGTAGCAGATGCTGGTGTACCAATACCCAGCGAGTTTAATTGTACGTTAGATGCAGTTGTATATGGTGTACCTCCTGAAGGAGTAGCCCAAATAGGCGCGGCTCCGCCTTGTGATGTTAATACTTGTCCTGTAGTACCAACTGCAGTATATGCAAGTGCAGTACCTGTACCATACCCTGCGCCGCCCAATGTAGGAGTTGCAGTAGAATTAGTTCCACCATTTGCTATAGCAAGAGTTCCTGCTAAAGTTATTGCTCCTGAAGTTGCTGTAGAAGGAGTTAAACCAGTAGTTCCTCCACTAAATGTAGTAACCCCAGTAGATGCAGTTAAATAAGAACCTGCCGGTTGTTTATTATTAAAAGTGTTCCAATCAGTTGAAGTTAGATATCCACTTGCAGAAGTAGTTGCTGCAGGAATACCTATAGAAACTGCGGCAGAACCATTATAACTAGTTCCAGTTAATGGTGAACTAATAGTTAATGTGTTTAAGTTAGAACCAAGTGAAACTCCTGAAATAGTACTAGATGCTAACTTAGTAATTGTAATTGCCGCAGATGAAGATATATCTAAATCTGTAATAGTACCAGCAGCAATCATTGTTCCTGTAACAGTTCCAGTATCACCTGTAGTAATTATAGTGCCACTTACATCAGGAACTGTTAATGTTCTAGTAGTTGCTGTAGTTATACTTGATAATTGAAACTGTAATTTTTTAGTAGCATCAGTTTCATCAATAAAAAATGTTGTACTATCTGATAATGATTTATTGGTAAGAGTCTGAGCAGTTGTTGTATATACACCATTAGTTACAGTTCCAGCATTACCACCAATACTTAAATTAGTAACTGGAGTTGTAGATGTCACTGTTAATGGTGCGGTTCCAGTAGCTATAGTTGATTTTATCACGGTTCCAGTTATGGAACCATTGACTTGTAGTTTATCAGTTAGTGCAGATGTTATACCAATACCTACGTTACCAGAACTATCAATAACTTGTCTTACATTTCCAGCACCATCTGCGAGTATAATATAATTCGAACCAGTAGCTGATATTGGGGCAGCTGACCCTGTATAACTTCCAATAACTACGTTATTAACCCCAGTGGTAATAGCAGCTCCAGCACAAAATCCAACTGCAATGTTATTACCAGTTGCATTACTGTTATATAATGAACAATATCCAATTGCTACTGAGTTAGAACCAGTTGTGTTGTTCTGGAGTGCATTCACACCAACGGCTGAGTTATAACTACCAGTTGTGTTATAATAGAGTGCATTCACACCTACTGCTGAGTTTTGGATACCTGTTGTGTTGCTATAGAGTGCGCCACCC